CTAATTGTACAGCATTAAAATTTGGTTGTCCAGCGACTGTCACAGCTTGAATAAATTCATCTTCTTCAATAACTTGTTCACGTCTTGATCTGGCATAATTTTGCGCATTTCCCCTCGCGGTTAACATCCTTCCACCTCTATTACCGGCTGGAAATATTCCGTTATTTTGTCCGCGGCCACCTTGCTTTCGTGGTCTTTTTCGTTGCTGTTTGACAGCAATACGAGTAACTTTCACCTTTCTTGGTGCCTTTGGCCCTCGTTGTGCCTTTGGTTTGCGTGTTCTAACTTTCTTTTGGAGTATTAAACTCATCTTAAATCTTTTTATAGGGTTTTTCTTGCTTGTGATCTCAGCCCTATCATAGTTAAAACTCTGTGTTCGCATAACAACAGTTTGTCCGCAATAGAGTTCTTCAATTTCGTGATCTGAGTGAATGCCGGCTTTCGCTATTTTCCATTCGGCATCGTTCATCATTACTTTATCATATTTATAAAGTAACCACTCCTGATATTCTCTTAAAAATTTTCGGCACCAATGATTTGTAAAACCATTTATAATCAATCCATTCACTCTATTAAGTGCTAATATTGGACCTTGATTTTTCTTGGTGCTGTATAAGAGGCTGGTCAAGATCTTTGTATGATCATAAATTGGCACAGCACATGTTCCTATATAGGTTGTATGAGCAGACAAATAATCTAATTCATCAATTGGTCTTGGCTCCATACAATCAGTAGTTGTGGTAACTCCTATTTCTTTCCAACAATTAATAACTGTTTTTGCGTTATAGAAAGAATGGGCCCAATCCGATACTGACCATGTATTATCATCTCCGCAAAGACATTTAGCGGTCTCACTTTCAAATTCGGCTAGAGTTGTTTCATCCTCAAAAGGGACTGTATATGGATACATCTCTAACCATGCATAGCTCATCAACGTATACAAAATTAATGTGTTATCATTAATTGTATTGGGTGATCCTGAAGGATTTCCTGTCAATTTCATTACTAACACCCCTGTTGGGCTTAAAATGATGCTCGAAATTAAATTTCGATACAAAGTTTTTAACCTCTGTAGATTTTCTGGTGTGCGATCTGATTCTCTCAGCATATTCCATCGTAACTTAGCA